TGTGTATATAGCCCAATTGCTTTACACAATAATATATTCCCCCAATAATTAACAACAAAACTAATCTGTGCAAAACGTTGTTTTACTCAATTATATATCATCTCCAACAGTTTACACAATCAAGCACTTTATCACAGTAAAGCGCTAAAGCGTTTCACTAATCAAATACTTTATTACAGTAAAGCGCTAAAGTATATCATACTATTGTGTACACAATCACATTGTGCATCAAATCATTGTGATTATATCCACAACATCCAAAATGTCATGTATACATAATACATGATAAAAACCTATTGCCAAATTTAAACCTTGTGCTATAATATAAGTACAAAAGGAAAGGAGATCAAAGCATGAAAAAGGAAACAGCAAAAGCAATAAAGCAATTGATACCAAATCAAGATAAAGCATTAATGATGACATCAAGCATCAACAATGCAATTGCATTATTAAAGCTTTACAAATTATCTAATCAAGAAATCAAAACAATCATAACAGCAATGGTAATCGCATAGGAGGTAACACATGTTAACTATCAACAAGAGAACAAATCAGGTCGAAGAATTTAATACATATGTAAACTATATGGACGATGACCTTAGAGAACGTGTCGCATGGGAAATCGCACCTTGCACCGATCAGGAATTCCTTGATCGCTACGTTGAACTTCACTATGAAAATTTTGCAGAAGAATTTGAGATTAATTAAGGAGGAAAGGAAATGAAGATTTATGTAGTTGCACATGAAAATATTGTATGTCCAAAAGAATATAGGAAAGTCGAAATTGAAAAGGAAGAAGTACTGCACTATATTAAAAGATCAGTAGCATATGATGATATGCTCGAAAATTTGAATGATATGGATAGTGTCGAAATCATGGAAGATGAATATGTAGCTGAACTTGTGAATGGCTGGTTAACCAATCAAGTGGAAGAATTTTACAAAACAGGATATTATGATCTTGGCGATTTTGATTTAGTGATTGAGGATTAAGAGCGGGTTTCCCGCTCTTTGGGGGTTGAAAAATAAAAATGGTTAACAGAAACAGTGATAATACTGAACAATATAGTCCATTTATTGTAATCATGTATGAGTATTTGCTATGTGAGATGATAAGAGTAAGGAATGGCCCAAATTATAAAATGAGAATTTATTTAGATGAGAAACTTGTTTTTTCGAAAATTGTGCATCTTACTGAAGGATTAAAAATTGTTGATAGCACTTATTACGAAATACAAAAGATTAAGGAGGAAACGAATGTACATAGACTTTAAAGAAGTTTTAGATATTGATCTGAAGGACTTACATTTTTCGGAAAAAAGACATGATTTAGCACCGAAACATTGGTATGAAATGTACGGATTTCTGATCATACCGATTGAATGGAATTATTGCATTAAAACACAATTTAATAGAATTTTTGGGGATTTTCCAACAAAAGAAGCGGCAGAAGAATATATTTTACTTTATTTAAAAAATCATTATCTTTTCTTTGAACTTCCAAAAGATGAAAGAGAAAACTTTGAGTGTATTGCAAAGTCATGGGAAGATAGAATCTATGAAGATAAAGATGGTTGGCGTTTGCATTTAACCATCAATGGGAATTACATTGAAAATCCTGAGGGTTATGTTTATCATCGACGGTATTATAAAGCCAGTACAGCGATTGCGGATATTGCTTATCGAAAGAGGAATCGAAAACCTCCTCAAACAGAATATGAGAAAAAGGGAATTAATCCAGAAACAGGAAGATATATTTCCAGATATTTTGCAAAGAAAGCAAATAGTGAAGGAAAAAAGATTGTAAAAGTTGAAAATGAATATGTATTAATGGATGCATTAGAATATTATGAATATAAGAAAAAATAACCGTCAATATTTTTGGATAGGAATTGTAATGTTAGTATTTGAGTTTATTATAATTTTCTTTTAAAGTATTACAGGAAAGGATAAAAATAAAATGAAAAAACAATATTTTTGGATAGCCATTGCAATCATAGTATTTGGTGTATTATATTTTGGATATAACTTATTTATCTATTTACACGCAATGAACATGTGCAGTGAGGTGTTGCAGAATCTATGAGGAAAATTGAAGCATTATTTGAAATACGTGATAGAATATACAGAGATCAATCGTATAGTTTGTGGTATAATTTAGTTACTGATGATGTATGCTTAGATTTAAAGGATACAGAATGTGATCAAGTGAAATTAAGTTGGATAGATATTACCGATAAATTAGAGCGAATCGATATTTTAGATTTAAATCGTGTCATTAAAGAATTGAGAGATTCTTTATTGAATATATAATCTTTTCTTTTTTAAAATAGGAGGAAACAAAATGAACGAATTAAGTGTACAGAAAACAGTGCAGACATTACCTGAAGAATTGAAAATGAATGTTTTCAATGCTTTGAACAATCCTGATTACAAAATTTCAGACTGTTACGGTCAGCAGATTGAAGTGCAGGCATGGTTAGTTTACCCAGTAGAGATGAAATCACAGCAGACAGGGGAAATCGAAGTATTACCAAGAACAATTATCATTGACACAGCAGGGAAATCTTATTCCGCCTTATCCAGAGGATTTGCTGGAGCTGTAAGAAATTATCAGTTGATCTTTGGGGAGGAAGTTATTTTAAACAAACCGATCACCATTGAAATTCGTCAGGAAGGAACTGGAATGAAAAAGTATGCCACATTTAATTTAGTATAGGAGTTAAAATATGGCAAAAAAGCCAAAACTAACACAGGCTTACCGCAAGCGGCGGCAATTCGCCGCTTCTGCGGTAAGAAGTTATAACGCCGCGGTTACAAGGATTGAAAAACAGTTCGGCAAGAGCTATGCACCACCACGTCGTTCGGTGGATGAGCTAATGAAGAACTATCCAAACATGAAAGCATTACGTTCCGAAGTAAAGCAGATGAAGAAAATCCCGTCTCCGAAGAATCTTGAGATTGTGAGAGTAAAAGACGTTTTAACGTCTACTTATGCCATATCAGAGACGGCGAGATTAAACCAGAGAAGAAACGAAAAGAGAAGAAAAAGAGCAGAAAAATATGGTAGGTTTGTAGAAGGAAGGGCTGGATGGACGGCGTCACAAGAAAAAGCTTTGCAAGAACCTGTACCTTTTGATGAAGGTCGTTTTAATGACGTAAATCAATGGGCAAGGTTTAAACGAAATTTAATGATTGATTTATCAAAAGAAAGAAATATTGATACTTATTATCAAAACTATTTAAATGGAATAGAAGATGAATTAGGTCCAGAAATTCGGCAAGTAGTAGAGGAAGCGCTGGGAGATATTAGTCCGGAAGAATTTTATCAATTAGCTTTAACCGAAGATTATAGAGACGTGTTTACAATCGAATTTATAATTTACATGCCGATTTCCGCAGAGCAGAAAATCCATGAATTATTATGGGGAATTGAGCAAGTAAAATCCTATGTCTAAGACGGAGATTTTTGCGGCAGATTTCGAAACAACAACGGATCCAGAAAAAACGGAAGTGTGGGCATGGGGTATTAGTAATTTAGATTGTATCTCTCCCTTTGAATGTGGAACAAATATTCAATCTTTTATTGAATTTTGTTATAAATTAAAGAAACGAAGCAAAATCTATTTTCACAATCTCAAATTTGATGGCAGTTTTATTGTAAATTATTTATTGCAAAACGGTTGGAAGCACAAGCAAGAGAAGTTAGAAGAAGCATGTGAGTTTCGCACATTAATTACCGATCGTAATCAATGGTATCGAATCGAATGCAATTTTTACTATACGACCCAGAAAAGAGTAATGAAGATTTTTAAAGTTACTTTTGTTGATTCATTGAAGTTGATACCGATGCCTATTAGTAAAATGCCAAAGACATTTAATTTGGGAATTGAGAAATTAGAAATTGATTACGATGAAGACAGAGAGATTGGAGGATCGTTATCTCAGCAAGATTTTGAGTACTTAAAAAATGATGTCATTATTTTAAGAGATTCGTTAAATCAAATGTTTGAGAATAACATTAACCGACTAACGTTATCTTCTGCGGCGATGAATGACTTGAAAGAAACGATAGGAAAACGAAAATTTGAAAGAATCTTTCCAACTTTGCAAAATGATGAACCATATCTAACGAATTTAAACTTATCAAAGCAAGAAAATTTAGCATTATCTATTGATAAAGAGTTACGACATGCCTATCGCGGTGGATGGACTTATTTAAAAAAAGGATATGAGGGAAAAGAATTTGAGAATGTAGTTGTTTACGACGTAAATTCTCTTTACCCTTATGTCATGTCAGAAAATATATTTCCATTCGGAGCGCCGATCATCACCCATGATCTGGAAGAGATCGCCGGATATAGTCTTTTTATTATTGTCTTTGAATGTGAATTTTGGTTGAAAGAGGGTAAATTACCTACGATACAGATTAAAAATTCACAATTATTTAATGGAAGAGAGTATCTGGAAAATAGTAAAAGTGAAATTGTGAATTTAACCTTAACTTCGGTTGACTATGAAATGTTTTTAGAACATTATGAAGTTGCGTATTTTAAAGCGCATAAGGTTTACTATTTTCGTGGCACAGAGAATCTCTTCACTGAGTTCATCCAAAAATGGGCGGCAGTAAAAGAAAAGGCAGGAAGAGAAGGGAATAATGGGTTACGTTTTATTTCAAAACAGATGCAAAATTCTACATACGGTAAATTTGCGACGAATCCGTTAAAATCAGAAAAAATTCCTTACTTAGAAAATAATATTTTACGATTCCAAACAATGGCACCAGAATTTCGTCCAGAATATTATTTGCCTGTTGGATTATTTGTCACCGCGTATGCAAGAAAACATATCATATCCTATGCGCAGAGAAATTACGACAGCTTTATTTACTGCGATACAGACTCTTTGCACTTAAAAGAAAAATCAGACAATATTCCATTAGACAATGAAAAATTAGGATATTTTAAAATTGAAAAAGAATTTGATAGAGCAAGATATATTAGAGCGAAACGATACATTGGAGAAAAAGACGGTGAGTTATTAATCACCTGTGCGGGTCTGCCAGCAAAATGTTATGAACAAGTCACGTATGATAACTTTAAAACAGGTCAGATTTATACAGGAAAATTAATGCTCACCCAAACGGAAGGCGGGGCTGTATTAATTGAAACTACATTTAATTTAAAATAGACTATACACACATTTTTTGATATAATAAATATGTACAGGTTAGCGGAAAGAATGATGAAGGGAATCCACGGATTAAGCCCCGCCCGGAGATCTATAGCTATGGGAATAGTGTTCTTCTGCGCCTGTACATTCTTAAAAAAGGGGCGAAATAATGTATTATAGTTATGATAATTGTTTAGAAAAGAAAGCATTATTTAATTTTATCACAGGCGAACGAGGAAATGGTAAGACTTACGGATATAAAACGCAGATCGCTTGTAAAAATTATTTTGAAAAAGGTGAAAATTTTGTCTATTTACGAAGATTTGAAAACGAATTAGTAAAGGCGGCAAAGTCTTTTTTCAAAGATATTACACATTTATATCCGGAAACACAATTCAAAATAACGACGGGGAGAAGCGGAACTTTTTTCTATGAACGCGAACGTGGAATAGAAAAAGGTGGATGGAATCTTATGGGTTATGGAGTGGACTTAAATACTGGTGGAAAAGATAAATCTGTATCTTACGCCGGAGTTACTTCCATATGTTTTGATGAATTTCAGAGCAAGAGATACTTAAAAAATGAGATTCGCTTATTTTTGGACCTTTATGAAACGATATCTCGAATGAATGATGTTCCGGTATATTTTCTATCCAATAGTATTAATGTTTCCAATGTTTATTATGATTATTTTAACTTATCCCAGCCTTACGGGAAAAAGCGTTGGAAACTAACGGATAATGGGTTAATTTACTTGGAGCACACCTTATCGCAAGATTATCGAAACAAGAAAAAATCAACTCGGTTCGGGCAGTTGATCGAGGGATCTAAGTTCGAGCAATATGCAATAGATAACGAATATGTTGAAGATACTAAGGACTTTATTAAAAAGAAAACCGGAGATGTCAAGAGCGTATGCAATCTTGTATATTTGGATAATGAGTATGGGCTTTGGTTTGATCGCAGAAATGGGTACCTGTATATGGATTCTACTTTCGACAAGTCACGTGTAACGTATGCATTAACCAGAGAAGACCATACCGAAAATACCTATTTTGCAAATCGAGGAAGAAAAATTGCGTGGCTGAATCTGATGATACAGGGATACGAGCAGGGATTTCTATATTTTGAAAACCAGCGCGTCAAGCGGATTGGTTTGGAGATTTTAAATATGATTCGTTAAAGGAGGGTCGAATGGAACAGATTATGTCTTATATTTCCACGGTAGGATTTCCGATCGTGATGTGTCTGCTTTTTTATTATCAAATGACAAAGTCAGATGAACACATGAATGAAATGTTAACACAGATTAAGGTTATGGTGGAAGAAATTAAAAAGGCGGTAAACAATGGCGGTACAGACGTATAGCATGAGAACTGACGCAAACACCAATGTATCGGAACATTTTAAGGTTCGTGAGTTTGCGTGTAATGATGGATCGGATACCGTGCTGATCGACGATGCTCTTGTCGAACGATTGGAGAGGATTCGCGGCGTTTTCGGCTCGGGAATTACAATAACGTCCGGGTACCGTACTCCATCGTATAATGCCGCGGTAGGTGGTGCGGCATCCAGTCAGCATACGAAAGGAACGGCCGCTGATATTCAGCTTCGAGGTGTACCGCCCTTAGCCGTAGCAAACTACGTGGAAGAAACCTTTTCGACCGGTGGAATCGGAGTTTACGGTACTTTTACCCATGTGGACACGCGAAGCTCCCGTGTTATTTGGAAAAATAACGGATCGAACACCGTGAGAAGTACCGGGGCCTCCGAAGGTTATTGGCGTGAATTTCAGAACGGCGCCGATCCCGGCGGCGGGGGAGAAGGCGGGGGCGGAGAGTCCGGAGCGATTGATGTTACGATCCGTAGATTTACGGTAGTCTTTAAGCGTCCCAACGGGAAAACGTATACCGCAACCTACTTTCCTTCCTATTGCAATGGATGGTGGTATTTTAACGATAGTGAGTTTTATCGTTGTGATGAAATCCTTGGAAATTATCAGCAGTATTTTAAAGCTGGCTATTGGGCGCATATTACGCACATTCAAAATATATCGGCGTCGAATGTACATTTAACAGGAGGTTCGGATGGTTAGTACTTTTACGAATTTGGACTATCAAGTGGGTAAGTATTTTAAAGTAAGAGAATTTCAGTCAAAAGATGGATATCCTACCGTTTTAATCGATGATAATTTAGTCGATCTGTTGGATCAAATCCGAGAATATTTTGGAAAACCTGTGGTCATTACTTCGGGATATCGCACGAAGTCGCATAATGCGGCAGTTGGAGGTGTATCAAATTCTCAGCATACGCTTGGAAAAGCCGCAGATATACAGGTAACCGGAGTTCCCCCAGCCGCAGTGCAGACCTATGTCTATGATCATAGTAAATATACGGTTGGAACTTATACGACGTTTACTCATGTAGATACCCGAACAACAGTGAAGTTATTCCGTGGGAATACGGAATTTGTTCGAACAAATTATGAAAAATATAAAGCCGAAGAAATTAAGGAGGAAACAGAAATGGCAGAAAAAAGATATCAGAAATTAGAAGAAATTCCTGATTACGCAAAAGAAATTATTGAAGATTTGATTAAATCTGATATAATTAAAGGTACAGGTGAGGGATTAAATTTGACAGAAGATATGCTCCGTGTGATTGTTATTTGCTATCGCATGGCTCTTACGAACGCAAATAATATTTATCAGCTTGCGAAAAATTTAGGAGGTGAAACGAAATGACAGTATATGAAGCGTTAGACATTGTAAGTCAGGGCTTCGCGGATTCTGATGAAGGGTTGACCGCAGTTAAAACGATTGCTGATTACAACAAAGAATTAGAAGGCAAAATTGTTACGTTGGATGAAGCATTAGCTTCCGCTCATGCAGAAAAAGATGATGCTTTAAATTCTTATAATGATTTAAAAAGACGGTATGTAGAAAGGTTTATGAATGGCGACGCTACGGTAAACTCGGACACTACCGTATTAGACGAGGAAGAAACTGCTCATAGTGCAGAAGAACTTACTTATGATGATGTATTTGTGACAGAAGAAAATTAAGAGGTGTGAAATGGCAACAAAACCAAAAAATGTGAAATTAGCAAAAAACGGTGTAGATATTTTAAATGCGATTCGTAATGACGCATCCCTTTCCTTTCAGGAAAGAGTTCCTGCGGCAACGCAGGAAGATATTAAGACTTACGGTTCTGCGGTTCTCAATTTTCCGGGACTGGCAAATGAGTTCCTCGATGCACTGGTAAACCGTATTGGTAAGGTGATTCTTAGCTCGCGTCTCTATAAGAATCCGTTTGCTATGCTGAAAAAGGGTATGCTTGATTACGGAGAAACCATTGAAGAAGTATACACTTCTCTTGCTAAGGCAAAGATTTATGATCCGCAGACAGCGGAAACGGAGTTCATGAAACGTGAAATTCCAGATGTAAAGTCTATTTTCCATAAGCTGGACTATCAGAACTTCTTTAAAACGACGATTCAGAGAAGAGATCTGGAAAGAGCGTTCCTTTCAGAGGACGGTGTTTACAATCTGGTAAGCGATATTATTTCCAGCCTGTACTCCGGTATGGAATATGACGAATTTATTACCATGAAGCAGTTGATTGTAGAATATGCAAAGAAAGGGTTATTCTATGAAGTGGAAATCCCGACGGTTACTGCGGATAATATGAAGTCAATCATTTCTACCGTAAAGGGTTATAGCAATAAGCTGACCTTTATGAGTACTCAATACAATGCTATGGGAGTTCCGACCTATACGGATCGCAGTTCACAGATTATCTTCATCGACGCAGAATTTGATGCAATGATGGATGTGGAAGTACTGGCTTCCGCATTTAACATGGATAAAGCAGAGTTCATGGGAAGAAGAATCTTAATTGATAACTTCGGTGAGCTTACCGGGGCAAAACTGCTTCTGTGTGACGAAAGCTTTTTCCAGATCTATGACGTACTTCTTCAGTTTGAAGATGTTCGCAACCCGGAAGGACTGTACTGGAACTATTTCCTTCATAAGTGGACAGTATTTTCTGTTTCTCGTTTTGCAAATGCGATTCTGTTTACTGTTCCAGATAATGAGATTACAGGAATTACACTGAATCCATCTAACAGTGTCATTCAGAGATCTCAGTTGCCAAAAGATGTGACCATCAATGCGACGATCAAGTCCACGGGTACGGTAGATGATACTCTGGAATGGGAAATGACCGGAAATGAATCTACCGAAACCACTATGACCGTAGTAAATAATACGCAGGTCAAAGTTCATGTTTCTGCGAATGAAAAGATTCCAAATTCATTTAATATTATCGCAAAATCGAAGTATTTTCCAGTTAGCCAGACGGCTACCATTTCGACACAGGAAAATGCTTAACTCTACTCCTTTCCTTTTACTATATGATAGCCTGCCAAGAAACGGCAGGCTATCACTGAATTGGAGGTAAGAATATGATTCGTCCTTTAATTGGTCCATCGACAACGGTTCGTGTATGTCAGTCGATTCCGTTAGATAATACCTATACGGACACGATTTTGTTTACGTCAAAATCTGCACAGGAAAGCTATTTTGCATCGAAAACGAAAAAGACGTATAGCGGTTTAACCTATCAGCGTCTGGCATCGAATAGTACTACATGGGCAATCTTTCTGGAAGATGTAGCCGATTATTTTTACGATTGTAACTATTTATGTTTCCAGAATGGGGGCTTTGGTAATAAGTGGCTTTATGCCTTTATTTCCGATATTTTGTATATCAACGAAAATTGCACGGCAATTACTTTTGAAATTGATGTCATGCAAACATGGCTTTTCGATTTTGAAATTAAAAAATCCTTTATCGAGCGGATGCATGTGTCGGATGATACCATATCAAGGAATGTGGTAGAAGAAGATCTGAATTTCATGCAACGTTATGAATATTACTATGTTGAAAATTCAAGGCTATTTGAAGGACCAACACGCCCGTTAGATACTGATAGCGAATTTGATGATCGTATCATATATGACTCAATTATTCTTGTCGCAACTTCTGAAGATGTGGACGAAGAGGATGAGGTTTTAGAAGGAGGTTTAATTCAAAATACTTATCAAGGTTTAAAATATATTGGATTTAATGCGAATGACCTTGGAGTTGGATACTGTAATGCATGGCTAAAACGAATGAATGAGGGAGGAAAAGCTGGCGCAATTAACAGTATTTCAATGGTTCCATCTGCTGGCTTGACTTATAGTTCCGGTGGAAATGGAAAATTAAATATTAATATTGAAGATCCGAATGGTAACGTAGGAGAAAAGGAATATCTAATCAATTATTCGACTCTTGATGATGATTACATTCCGAAAAATAATAAGCTGTTCTGCTGGCCATATCACTTCTTCACTATTACGACTCTCGACGGTCAAAGTTATGACTACAAGTATGAGGATATTATAGAAAGCGATCCAGTTCCCGGCACAACTACTATGAAATTTAAATTTAAATTTGCGTTTGGAACTGACCCTACCTATATGATGTATCCATCTTACTATATGAAATGCAAGAACAACTATGACTATGGAATCAAACTTTCTGGTTTTCCGAAATGCAATTGGAACTTTGGTGTATGGGAGAACTACTATGCACAGCAAGATACGAATATTACCTTGAGTATAATCGCTTCGACGCTGGGTGCTGGCTCAGCTGGAGCGGGCACTGCCGCACAAGGACTTGCCTCAAAAGCGGGTGCAGGTGTGTCTACAGCGGTAGGAATGTTGCAGGCTGGGATTGGTGCGGTGCAAGCTGGTCTTTCCACTTTCGGAGGGTTATCTGTAGTCAAAAGTCAGCCAGATCAAAGCAAAGGTGCAAATAATGTCGGCGGTGTGAATTACAACATGGAAACAATGGATTTTTGGATTATTCATAAAAGACTGCATTGGGGTTATGTTGTAAAAATTGATGATTACTTCACCAAGTTTGGATACCGTGTCAATAGTACCGGCGTCCCAAACTTGCACACTCGAAAATATTGGAATTACCTGAAGTTAGATCAGCCGTCGGTGACCGGAAACATGCCTGTAGGAGATATGCGAATGATCAAGCAGATTTTATCCAACGGGATCACGTTCTGGCATACCACAGATGTTGGAAATTATGATCTAAATAATAATGAAGGAGTGTTAGGACATTGAGAAACAGGGGTTTACCATTAGAATGGTCGGACAAAACCATTCTAAGGATGAAAAACGCGATATTTCACGATTATTACAATCGTATTCGAAATATTGCATTATCTCGCTATGAGTGGAGAGATCTTCCAGAAGATATGAATGAAAGATATATCGAATGGTTGCTATTTTACAACGGAAAATGTGTCTTCTTCTACGATGAAATTCTGGAAAAATATCTCTCACTGCAGTGTACCACAACCGGCGAGATGGACTTTTACAATCTGCCGAAAAAGGTTACCGCATATAGTACCAATGTAAATTATACCTACAAAGAATTAGATATGAAAAACTGTGCTCTGTGTTTTAATAACTTGAGCTGGTTGCCTGATGAACCGACGGCTTATCTCTTTGCGCAGAAATTGACCAGCATTGAAATGAATATTCTGTCTAACGTTGAATTGCAGAAGTTCGCACTGATTGTCAAAACACCAGAGAAAAAGAAACTTACCTATAAGAATCTGATGCAGAAATTCTTTGGTTATCAACCGTTTATTATGACATCCGAAGGAACACCAATTGACAACATTGAAATTTTGAATCAAAATATTCCATATATCGCAGATAAGTTGCAGATCCAAAAGATTAATACATGGAAAGAAATGTTATCTGCCTTTGGTATCGTTACCCCCGCTTCGGAAAAGACGGAACGCCTTGTTTCGAATGAAGTAACCGCTGGGTTAGGATATTCCGAAATGGCCCAGAATGTAGGTCTTGTGTCACGGCGCCAAGCGGTAGAACATTTCAATGAACTCTTTGGTACGAACGTATCGGTAGACTTTCGTTCCAACCTTTACGCAGATATTCTCGGAGAAAATACACAGGGTTATACTTATAATACCTATCAGGATAATCCAGAAGATGATACTTTCTCTACGCAAAGAACTGCGCGTCAGTCCAAGGGGGTGAGCAGTAGTGAGTAGCACAACAACTATGGTGCGCTGGTATTGCGAATATTTGTATAACCAAGTAATTAATGACAATACCAAGCCCCCAAATAATTGGGTCACGGATGTAAATACCATCATCCCCGCCGTATGGGAAAAGATCTTCTATGATTTTCCCATCTGGGAAGAATCCTATCGTCCTACCCTCTGTCAAAAGATTTTACGGCATTATTACTTCCGAGAAATTGGCGAGGAAACGGTAGAGTTCTGGAAACTACGGCTACAGCAAACCCTCGGCGAGATCATGCCGTACTATATTCAACTGTGGGAAACAACACAAGTAAAATATGAAAAACTTTGGACAAGAAACTACATTGAAAAATATCTCGGAAATGAAAATCGTACCGAAGACAAGACATCAAACGAATCAAGCGACTATCATGACACTGCGACAACTTCTGATACAGCAAATACGTTAACTGATTTTACCGACGATGCCAAGACCAATATCAAACAGACGGGAAAAACACATGACGAAGGTACCAGAACTTATTCCGAAACGGTAAAAGATGTGGCATCCAACACCCCGATGAATCAGTTGACGTGGAACGATCTGGAGAATAATCTATATGCTACCTCAACAGATTTTCGTTCCACCTCGGGAAATGAGAACACAACGAATGACGGCACCTCAGAAAATACAACGGATCAAACCTACAACGATACTTCAAACACGAAAGTTGATTCTACTTATGATCGTCATTTTACCGATGAAAATAGCCGTGATACGGATTACGCTCACAATGTCAAAGGTAAAACGAATACTGATTATATTCGTGAAATCACCGGTTGGGACGGTGTAAACCCGAACGATCTTATTTTAAAGTGGAGAGAAACCCTTTTAAATATTGATGTGATGATTATTGAGGAGCTGGAAGATTGCTTCCTCGGTGTATATTATTAGGAGGTAACTATGAGATATTTAAACCCACTTCGCTATATCCACTATCATACACAGTTAGCAATTCCGACCATCTATGATGAGTCTCTCTCGTTTTACGAGATCATGAACAAGACAAATCTGCACTTCAATGAAGTGATCAATGACATGAATGAGAATTATGAGATCATTGATAAAGCGTTTCAAGAGGTTCTTGAACAGACCAACAAATGGATGGAAGAAGCGAAAGCGCAAGCAGATCGGGCAGAACAGGAAGCGAATAAATCGCAAGCGTCCGCAGAAGACGCGAAAAATCAGGCAGATCGTGCCAGCTCGGAAGCGGATGCCTCCGCCGCTTCTGCCTTAGAAGCTCAGAAACAGGCAGACAGAGCATCTTCGGAAGCGGATCGCGCCCACACCGAAGCAGAAAACGCAAAAGCACAAGCTCAAGCGGCGGCAAACTCCGCACAGGAGTCCGCAACATCCGCGGCCGCATCCGCTGGTAGCGCATCGGAAAGTGCCGCTTCTGCTACAGAATCGAAAAAGAGTGCAGATGCTTCCGCCGCTTCTGCTACAGAATCGAAAAACAGTGCGGATGCTTCTGCAAACTCTGCTTCTCAGTCCGCCGCTTCTGCTACGGCTTCCCAGAACAGTGCGGTTGCTTCTGCAAACTCTGCTTCTCAGTCCGCCGCTTCTGCTACGGCTTCCCAGAACAGTGCGGTTGCTTCTGCAAACTCTGCTTCTCAGGCGGCTCAGTCCGCTACCGATGCGGCAAACTCCGCAAAAGAAGCCGCAGATACTCTGGATGAAGCAAAGGAAACCTTTGTGAAAAAAGCAGGGGATACCATGACGGGTAAGCTTACCATTTCTTATGGAGGTCTTTCTGTAGAAGGATCTGCTGGTGTAACTGGAGATTTTAACACAGGCAGGTTACAGGTTGGCACCCCTGCGGAGAAGGGAAATTCCTATTTATATGGTAACCTTGAGCTGAGCGGTATTTTGACTATGTCCCTTGGTGGGAATAGCGCCCTTGCATTTTCTGACCTTACCGAAGGATTGAAACTTTATGCCCCATTATCGTTTGTAAATCCAGAAAATATTTCCAATGTGGCAAATCCTCAAGAAGCTCTCGATGCTGTAAATAAGCAGACATTAGACAGTGAGGTAAGTTCAATTAATGCTTCACTTACTCAAGTAAATGAAAAGATTACCTCTCTTACTTCGAGAGTGGATACTGCGGAGAACAATATTAAGACGAATACATCTAATATTACGTCGCTTACTTCGAGAGTAGATAAGACAGAAACGGATATTACTTCCCTTACGTCTCGTGTGACTACGAATGAGTCGAATATCAGTTCCATTAACACTGAGATTTCGAATATTAAGCAGGACATTACTACCGTGGAAGGTGACTATGTTAAGAAAGCTGGCGATACCATGACCGGCAATCTGACTATGGGTCTGAATCAAATCGTAATGGATACCGGCCATATTGCGGCTGGAAATAATACCCTTCTATTTGAAGGTTATCCGGAAATTGATGTTGACGGTGCGAAAATTTCTATGGTTGCTGATCCTGTGGATGTCATGGATGCCGCAAACAAGGAATACGTTGATAATGCTGTTGCTGGGGTAAAACCTACTGGGGATTATCTGCCACTCGCTGGTGGTACAATGACCGGCGATATCAATATGGGAGTAAATAATTCTGTTCGTTTCGGTGCGACGAATTATGCTCTCTATCAGCATGAAGACACAGGTCATTTAGTTCTTACAGGTAACTCCAATACTGACATTGTGGAAATGAACAATATTGGTACGCTTCAGTTCGGAAATGAAACAACAATCCAAAATGTGAAAACTCCTAAAAATAACGGAGATGCCACGCCGAAATCATATGTTGATGGTCAGATTAGTATTGCTAAAAATGATGTTTATGAGCAGATTCATAATTATTTACCTCTAACCGGCGGTACGTTGACTGGTCCTGTTCGTTTTGGTACTACTGCTTCTATAGGTGAATTAGTTGATTTTGGACTGGTTGCCAAAATGGACAGTGGTAATTTAGGTATTGTGACACAGTCTATTATTCATACGAATGATTCAACTTCTACCGACGGCGTTACCTACACATTAGCTAATGTTGGTTCAGATATTCATTACACCTGCGCAGGCAATGGTGTGAAGCAAATGTATATTGGAAGTTTTGAAACGGTAAAGGTTAGCTCTTCATTATTAGTTGCTGAAGATCCAACTCAGAATATGCAAGTTGCTACAAAGCAGTATGTCGACCAGCACGCCGGCGGGGGTAGTAAAGTTGACTCAAGTGGAAATTATATTTTTGTATTAACACCATTAATAGGAAGATATACAAAGTTTGAAATATTTGTTGCTTCAACTACTAATATCACATTTAAGATTGATGGCGGTAAGATACAAACACAACAACTTCAAGTTCCTTATACTAATTTTTTAGATAATAACAATGTAGAACTTAATCAAAGCTCTTCATGTTATTACTTTATTGATACTATTAAAGATAACACGACAAATTCAGATATAGCTTTAAAAACTTATTTTGTGCAAACATTGGATAACAATCTCTATTTTCAATTTATTAATTTAAGTAGTACTCATACAGAAGGAGAATATCATGTATATGGTGGTGGAAAAATAATGGAATGTTTAGTTGTAACAAAATCTTAAAAAGGGGATTAACTCCCCTTTTTATTTTCTTAAAATTGCTGAACATAATAAACCATTGTATAACCTGAAAGTTATATTAATATCTGAAGATACTGGTGTCGGGCTTGTGCACCAAAGAGTAACGTGATCACTCCCTAAAGAGCATAAATGGTTACTAATAAAACCGCTTGTTTCTGAATTAAATGAAACAAGATTCATATAAGACGTCTTAAATGTATAACCATTTTCAGTTAAAAAATCGTTTAAAGTGTGAGAAAGTTCCAAAGAACCTCTCGCTTTTCCACTATTAATAGTTATATATTTTGTCCCTGTACCGATATAATAACAATCGCAGGTATATAATCCAGTACTTTCATGCAAAAGCTTTATTTTAAAAACCATTTGAGCACTCGCGTCATAATACGTTTGTTCACCCCCGCCGGCGTGCTGGTCTACGTATTGTAAGTTTTAATCCTCTAAATTCTTTTCTATTTTCATATATTTCTCAAATGTCTCAGCATTATCTACATAGTATGAAAAGATATAATTCCCTCCTTCACGGACAGTCAATTTCGATACATAACCTTCAGTGATTAATTTGTTAATAAAAGGAGCAGTATCAACTTCTTTTAATCTTACGTAAGAAATTTGAATATCGAATTGTTCTTCCATAATTGATTACCCCCGAAAAGGGTGAATAATTCACCCTTAATTAACCTGAAATTCTTCTGCAAAATTTTCATAGTGAAGTTCAACGTAGCGATCAAGGAATTCCTGATCGGTGCAAGGTGCGATTTCCCATGCGACACGTTCTCTAAGGTCATCGTCCATATAGTTTACATATGTATTAAATTCTTCGACCTGATTTGTTCTCTTGTTGATAGTTAACATGTGTTACCTCCTATGCGATTACCATTGCTGTTATGATTGTTTTGATTTCTTGATTAGATAATTTGTAAAGCTTTAATAATGCAATTGCATTGTTGATGCTTGATGTCATCATTAATGCTTTATCTTGATTTGGTATCAATTGCTTTATTGCTTTTGCTGTTTCCTTTTTCATGCTTTGATCTCCTTTCCTTTTGTACTTATATTATAGCACAAGGTTTAAATTTGGCAATAGGTTTTTATCATGTATTATGTATACATGACATTTTGGATGTTGTGGATATAATCACAATGATTTGATGCACAATGTGATTGTGTACACAATAGTATGATATACTTTAGCGCTTTACTGTAATAAAGTATTTGATTAGTGAAACGCTTTAGCGCTTTACTGTGATAAAGTGCTTGATTGTGTAAACTGTTGGAGATGATATATAATTGAGTAAAACAACGTTTTGCACAGATTAGTTTTGTTGTTAATTATTGGGGGAATATATTATTGTGTAAAGCAATTGGGCTATATACACA